CAATAGATGCCCGTAGGAGGAGTTGTACATCGTTGGTTGTATTATCTGCCTCATCAATGATGATGACTTTGTGTTTAGCAGACGACGAAAGTGAGACGGTCGAAGCGAAGTTCTTCGCATTGTTTCGGACAGTATCAAGGAATCTACCCTCGTCGGATCCATTGATGACATAGTAATCTACTCCAAGTTCATTACACAATGCCTTTGCAACAGTTGTCTTACCAATCCCAGGAGGACCAGCAAGAAGCATGTTAGGAATCTCTCCTTTATTTAGAAAGTCCCTAAACATATTTTTTGTACTCTCGGGAAGAATACATTCTTCAATAGTCTTGGGACGATATTTCTCAACCCAAATAAAATCACTCATAATCATTCCAAAGGACGAACAAATTCATTACAAACAATATCAGTGGCATGTAGAACCATTTTCATGTAATCTACTGCCTTTTGTGGTTCTGTGTGATCACCACATGTAAAAACATCACATACTGCCATACCTAGTTCAGGCCAAGTATGAATACTAATATGCGACTCAGCAAGCATAGCGACACAAGTTACACCCTGGGGATCAAACTTGTGTGAGTTCAATGCGAGAAGAGTTGAGTTACATTGAACTGACGCATGATATATAACGTCCCTGATGTAACTCTCATCATCAAGAAGAACCGCACTACAACCCTTCAACGTAAAAAGAATGTGTTTCATTTATATCCAATCAGGTTTGCGTTCTGGCATACGAAGATAGTTATCCTTTGCCCAGGGTTTAGATGAAATGTACATTTTGTACGCTTCCATCGTACAAATTGTTCGATCTAGTTTAAATTCATCGGGCATTGCGCGAACAAAGTTCTCTGCCATAGAATAACAAGTGATTGATTTACTAGTCTTCCTATGAAATATTTTTTTAGATTCAAACAAAGTCTTCGTACAAGAATGAACTTTACCATACCTAAGGTAATATTCATAGGCAAGAGAAGTTCCGTGCATGATCAACCATGCAGTATTGTAAATATTTTGTCCTGCCCAAATCGTACACGGATGATTCCTAAAAGCACCTTTTTTAGTTTCATAAGGAGTGCCATCTGCTTTAGGAAGAGTGCCCCAATCATAATACCATTTAGAGTAAATGATAGAAAGCATCTGGCAACACTCTAGAGGCATTTTGACAATGTGTTTGTCGGGAAGAACTCTAGCGGAAACACGGGGACTTGGGTCAGTAACAAAGATATTCATCAACCAAAAGTAGAATCAGGTTCCAGAGCAATATAATAAGTCAGATCATAGTTTTTGGACTGGAATCGTGACAAAAGTTTTTGAGAAACCACAACCTCATAAGTACCAGGAAGAATTTTGATGTTCTCCACTTTAAAGTTGAAGGAAAATTCCGAATCGGTCTCACCAACAACGATTGAGAAATCATTAGAGGTGTCGTTCTTCTTGTCACGAACAACAAGTTTAACAACACCTGCTTCACCAACAGCAGACAGGTCGGGAAGTTGATAAACTGCAGCAGCCTTGAGAAGTTTATCCAGTTGCTCCGTGCTCAGTTCAAAGCAAACATCTTCACTAGGAAGTTCAATTGCTTTGTCAGGAGGGGTTACGATCACATTAGGATCTGCAAAGAAGTACTTGGAACGCATCTTACCTTCACGAATGACGACATATCCATCATTGGCAAAATCAAGTTCAGGACTCTGGTGTAGAGTCAAACCATTAAGGAATTGGTTCAAGTCATAAATTCCAAAGTCTTTAGCAAATTCTTCAGTAACCGTTGCCTCTGCAAGGATATTTTTCATCACACTAATCGTGCGAAGTTTCTTACCTTCCTTAAACAAAATAGATTGATTGATCGAAGAAAAATTCTTCAAAAGGGTAACGGTCTTATCAGAGAGTTTCATAGTATTCATTGATTGTAAGTTTCACGAACAGCGTTCTTGTCATTGAAGTTCATCAGAAGAACAGCATAATGCAGAATCTTCATAATGTCACGACGGGCACTTCCTTTCTTATCATAACGGGAAGCATACTTGAGAATATTACTGCGACAGAATGCCTCACCATCGCCACACGCTTCAATTAAGTCAAGCGTTTGAATCTTTTGGTCACCAGCAGAATAGTGCTGAGTATAAGTTCCACGAATGTATTCAAGAAGTTCTTTTACAATTTCTTCTTCGTTGTACTTCCAGGGAATGCTGGGAGATTGTGTAATAATGTCAGTCATATCAATAGTAAAAGTTGGATCACTCATAGGGGAAGGCACATCTTTACCTTCCCCAATTATATCAGAACTGTACTTCCTGGTCAATGGGGAATTTTTCACCCGTGGCGGTGAGATCAAAATCTACATCAACCTTGTCATAGAGTTCAAGGAATGCCTGCTTGGTTTCATCATCAAAACGATTGACGCAAACTTGGATTGCCTTTTCCTTATCATCAAAGATGCTGTAAGCACGGATGATGTGAACCAGACGGCGGGTGCTGATGATCTCCTCAATACCACCATCGTAGAAAGTCTTACGGATGATATCTGCCCAATCACAAAGACGCTTACAGAAGTCTTCATCTTTCACACCAAGATCCATAGCAACACCTTCAAGGATCTTTTGTTCGATCTTGACGGATGGGTATTCCTGCTCGAAGGTCACGGGGAAACGCTCAAGGAATGCCTCATTAAGCACATTGGTGCCAATGAAGCGTCCATCATCAGAACCCTTGCCCTTGGTATTAGCAGTGGCGATGACATTGAATCCAGCAGCAGGTTTGACCCACTTACCAATCTTCTTGAGGAAGACACCCTTGCCTTCTAGAATGGACTGTAGGCAGAGGATTTTATTGGAAGCCAGGTCGATTTCGTCCAGGAGAAGGACTGCTCCTCGCTCCAGTGCTTCGATGACGGGACCGTTATGCCATGCAGTATTCCCATCAACAAGCCTAAAACCACCGATAAGGTCATCTTCATCAGTTTCAATAGTAATATTTACACGAATCAATTCTCGCTTCAGTTGAGCACACGCTTGCTCCACACTGAACGTTTTACCATTACCCGAAAGACCCGTAATGAACGTTGGATAAAACAAAGAGGACTGGATAATTTTTTTAATATCACTAAAGTTACCAAACTTGACGAAGGTATCATCTTTTTCAGGAATGAGATTTTGTTCAATTGCAGGAAGTGCAGATGGAGAGTTATATGCCTTTTCCATCTTACCCACAACGGTGGGAGTCACTTCCAAATTCCATTTGCCACGGCCGACTTTAAATTGTTCCAGTCGTTTGGTTGCAGTTGGATAAGAAATTCCGCGAGACGCACAATATCCACGAACATCTGCAGCAGTAAATTCCGTGCCAAATGCAGTTTTGAGATCATCGATAATTTGGTCGTCAGTCATTTGGATACGAGTCATGGTGTGAATTGTTTCAATGGGTTCATTATAAGACTAAAATGATGGGAAAATGCCTCTCAGGCTCAGTTGCCGGACCGTCCATACTTATATTTCATTGCAGCAAGAAACCAAGCATCAGTCAGAGACTTTGGTCCATGAAGGAGGACATCAACCTGTTTTTCCTTAAGAGAGGGATCTGAAAGTGCTCTCTTTTTCCATTCTGGTGTTGTCATGCTACTAGTGAAATAAACTCACCAAGAACTTTCTTATTTAGTTTCTTAGTCTTGAGAGATTTGACGAATGCAGATTTAATCTGTGCTTTGGTTGCATCTTCTCCAACTTCAAACTCAGACTCCTGGGACAAGGAGTTTGCAGACAGTCCAAAGTATGCATCATATGCAGATTTTTTGATATTAAAACTACGAAATTTTTTCCAATCTATTTGAATTTTGTGATATTCATCAGAATATTGATCATAATAAAGTTGGATAAACCGATTTGCATCTCTGCCTCTAAGGACTCGAATACCAATAAAATTAATATCCGAAAATTTATCCTTAAGATTTTTCAGAAGAATATCCGTGAACATATGCCATTCATACCGAAACTTATAGGTCGTCCCAAGTTTCCTATCACGAAGGAAGGTGATCATGGGAGAAACTCCACGTACCCCAATGTAAGGTTCAGATTCAATATTACGCTTGACTTCAACGTGACGAGGGATACAATTTGCTTCGCCGTCAGTCAAAATAATACACTGAACCTTTTGCAATCTATTCTCTTTTTTGAACTTAGGCAAAATCTGATGGAGAGCAATGAGTGCTTCATTCAAAGGAGTTCCAGACAAAGAGAGACGAGTTGGAGGAGAATACGGTGATCCATACGTATGCGTATAGGCGTCAGCAATTCGAAAAATATTAAGCATTTGTTTTTCAAGTTCTTTTCCAGAAACTTTGCTAGTCAAAATATTCATGAGAGAAAAATCTTCAGAAACTGAAAGAAGACCTTCTTTTTTCTCATAGTGAGGAGTTCTATTCACTGGAATGTATGAACTAGATTTGTAATCATATTCATTACGACGCCACTCATTGGTAAATGCATAAACTTCAAATGGAATTGAAACTTTCTTACAGAACCAAACAAGATTGAAAAGTTGTTTGCAAGTATCCAACAGAACATCTGCCATAGATCCAGACCAATCTAAAACAAATACCAGACCATGGTTCTTACCATCGGCAAGAGTGGTGACTTTCTTAAAGAGGTCTTCGTTATACTTGTAGGTGTGGAGTTTGGTGCAGTCAAGCACACCAGTGCGAGCAGTAGTAGCACGAGCATAAGAGTCTGCTGCCTTACGGCACTCAAACTCTTTCACCAGGTAATTGACTTCCTTCTGAGCAGAACGCTTAAAACTTTTGAACTTCTCATCAACAATTTTATAAAGGTTGGTAGGAGTTGCTGCGTTATTTGTTGCCCAAGTATTATGGGAGGTTTGTTGAAACAAGAAACAAAGATTAATTTCCTTATGTACGTCGTGGTTTGAACCAACTACAGTAT